TACCCCCAAATAATGGATCTAATGCCATAATAAATTATTTTAATTTTTTAATGTTACTTTTTTGATTTTCAATTTTGAAGAATCAACTCCGCTAATCGCTTTAACTTTTAATCCATTAACAAATACTTCACCAGAAGCTGTTTGACGTGGTTCAGTCGAAATGTTTTTCGATTTAGCCATAACATCTTTAACAGCGTCAGCTTTTCCTTGTTCATAAAAGTGTTGGGCAATGGTATCAGCGTTTCTAGCAGCGTATATAGCCTTGTGATAACCCTTAGCATCTTGTATCTCTCCATTGTCATTTAAGAACGTCTTAATAAAATTTGAAATATCAGATTGTTGCTCTGCTATCTGTGTAGGATTTTTAATTCCATATCTAAACTTTTTATTGCTAACATTAAAATCAAAACCTTCAAAATTATTGTTTAACAATTGTTTAGTTTTTTGTTTAAAAACCTCATGCTTAGCTACATTAGCTTGTTGCTCTTCATTGTATCGGTTGAAAAAGTCTAATGCTTTTTGTTGCTCTTGGGTTACGCCCGGTCTCAACTTGATCTCGTCGTAGTATTTACCTTTTAAGCCTTCAAGAAAGTCTTTAGCTTTTGCAGCCTCCTCTTTGAACGCAATTTTCTTTTTGCGTATATCTTTTGGTTCATCTATATCTTCGTCATAATCAAAGTCTTCTAATAAAAGACTTACATCTTCAGAATCTAAGTGTGGTTTAGTTTGTTTATAATATTCACTAATTAAAGTTTTGTTATCAACATTGGTATAATCTGCATTAAGCCTAACATAGTCTTGTACAGTTCCACCAGTTTCTTCCATAAAAGTAACTAGCTTGTCAATATTTTCTGGCAGTTGTTTTTGCTCTACAACTGGTTGTTGCAGTTGTTCTTCAACAACTTTTTGCTCTTCTTCAGTATCTTCAACTACAGTTAAAGGAGATTCTACTCCTTCGTCGGAGGTCCGTACTTCTTCAACCACTTCCTCGCTGTCGCTACTGTTTTTGGACTCTTCGATAATAGCATTGCTATCATCTGTCTCTTGTGTTTGAATGGCATCTTCGTTTTTTATTTCTACTTTAGTAACCTCAGGAATTATCTCTTCTTTAAGTTCAACACCTTCTTTGGGTATTTCAATTTTAGTTACTTCGTTTTTTTTACCTAAATTTTTAGGTTTAGTAGGAGTCTTCATTTTAAATTCTCCTTCTTGTTTTACTTCTTCTGACATAATATAATAATATAAAATTAAAGGATTTTATTTTCAACGAGGTTCAAACTGTTCAAGTCCAAATCCTCCTAGTGAGTCAAATCCAGATGACTCAAAATTCTTAGGTAATTCGTCGTTTTGACGTTGTGAAATCATTTCTGATTGCTGTGTACCAATTATTCTAGCACGTTCGTCTTTACGATTTTCTATTTCTTTTTCTCTTTGTGTTTGAGCATCAACTTCTACTCTAGCCAACTCCATGTCATATCTAAACTTTTCAGCCATCAACTCTCTTTTTATTTGAGCCTCTGTTTGCATTCGCTGTATTTCAAACTGTGATTTAGCTTTTTCAATATTAACCTTTTCTTGAGTTAAAGCTTGTTGTTTTTGTACTTCTGCAAAAGCAGCTTTTTCAGCGGATTCAGCGTTTGCTTGAGCTTGCGCCTGTATATTCGCTTGAGCAGCTTTTTCGTCTCTTTCTCTTTTTTTCTTTTGGCTTAGCTTTATATATTGATTAGCTAATTTTGTATTGTTTATTTGTCTAATGTCTATAGCATCTTCCAAACCAATTTGCCCAGCTTGCAAAGCTATTTGTATGTTTTTCTCTAAGTTTTGTTTTTCTTCTTCTTCTGGTTCTAATTCTAAAAAAATACCAAACTCATGCATATTTAAATCTTCCACTTCTTTTAACGTAGCTACATTAAACTGGTTTATAGACCCAAGTAAAGCTTGTTTTGTTAAAGGAAAATCCAACATATCAGCAACTCTTAAACTAATATTTTCAGCTGTTCTAACGGTTAAATACATTAGTGATTGCAATATGTGTTTAGTAGCTGTATTAGAAGCAGCGGCAGCAAGCTTTTGTAAACCAACTAGAGAATCTTTATTAGGTTGACTACCATCTCTAGCTTCATTTAATCCCGTCACGTCACGTATCATTTGTAAATAATATTGATACGTTTGTATAAGAGCTTGTATCTTGCCTATACCAGATGATGTTTGTAGTTCTTGAATAGGTACTTTACCTTGGTTTAAGTCACCATCTTGCGTTAAACTTCTACCAACAATACTACCAGTTTGGAAGTACATATTTAAAGCTTCTTGAGGGTTGTAACTTGTGCCATTGCCAAGATCAACTTCAGCTAAACCGTCTACGTCTACAAATACACCGTCAGGCACCATACGCGCTAACACTTGTTGTATTTTTAAATGCGTAAGCTGTATCATATCAGCAAAGCCAATACATTTACTAACCAAACTATCAATGCGACCTTTATACATACGAGGCGCTGTAATACTATAGTTCATTTGAACTTTAGTTTGATCGCTATATGGTCGCGTCATATTTTCAGAAAGCTCCCATTTTAACATTTTTTCGTAGCCAAGTATTTTAGCTCCGCTATATAAAACCTCTATAGCTCTGTGTACTTTATTATAGTTTTCAGCGTTTTCAGGTGGATTAAAAGAATCGTCTTTTTCTAAAGCTTTTTCAAGGCCTTGATCTGTTTCTTTTATTTTAAATACTTGATTGTTATAAGTTTTATATTCAAAAAACAAAACCTGTACTTGATTGTACTGATCGTCTTGACCATAATAATTACGTGTATAATTTGCGTCGCCAGGATATTTTTCTATTTCTTCTAAATCAGCATCTGTTAAATAAGGAAAAAGCTTTTTAACCTCTTGCAAGCTCATAGATTTTAATTCGCCTACATAATATATATCTTCAAAATTAGGATCTTCAGTATATGAATAAACTAAATTAGCTGGATCTACGTAGTCTACTGTAACTCCATTAGCTAAATTAAAATTTGTTTTAACAGCTGATATACCTAATACTGTTAAATCATAAGCTAATCTTTTTTTAGTTTCATCATACATGTTGTAATTAAAAATATTTTCAATTACTTCTTCTTCAGCTATTTCTATACTTTGTTTATAGTTCAGCTGCATGTAAAGATCTAACTCTTCTCTACTTTCTGGAAGATCTTCTGGTTTGTTTGTATTAAAAAGATTTACACCTAGATTTTGTTGTATAGATTCCAAAAGTGGCTTAGCGCTCATATCGCGAGCTATAGCAGCCGCGTGCTTTGTTCTTTTACTTATTGAATAAGGATCAACAGCAAAAGATTTTATTTCGTAACCTTTGTCAGTCATACCGTTTACAACAATATCAACAAATTTAGATAATACTGCAACCGGTTTCCAGTCTAAGTTTAAATAAGATAAATCACCATTAATAGAAAGTTCATCTTTATACTTAGCTACATACTGTTCGCCTCTAGCATAAAGTCTAAGTCTGTGAAAGTCTTGCCAGTTATTTCCGAAACGACCACCAGCACCTAAGCCTTTGTCGCCTCTAAACCATTCGTTTTCAATAGCTCTACCTACTTGATAACCGTAGTCATAAGTATTTTTCTCTGTGTCTGGTACTACCTGACTTGGAAAAGAACTATTAACATTAGTATAAACCATCTATTTTATTATTTTTGAAGTATAACCTGTGTTATCATATTTTTTAAAACTTATATTCACTGGTTCTTTTTTAACCTCTGCTACCGGCGAATATTTATTTTTATTGCAAGCCATAATAGCTAAACCAGAACTTATCGTAGCATCAAACTTTGTCCTGTTGTTTATATTAAACTTGGCCCAATCTTCGAGCGTACGTTGAAAATACATTTGTCCGTACTCTGTTTCTTTTAAACCTACGTGATCTTCAATATAAGATTCTATAGCTGCAGCGTGCGCTTGCTTAATGTCTTCAGATGAGTTTGGTATCCCACCTATTTCTCTTTCTGCAACCGAAAGTTTATTGTATACTTTGTCAGGTCTGTTAATAGAAAACTGTCTATAACCTCTTCGCTTTAAGTAATATAATAACCTTGGTTTGTTATTCTCTGCTAATATTGGCATACCATAAAAGTATAATGCCATAAGCACATCTTCGAAAAATATTTCAGCAGTTGGAGGTCTTGATATATATTCTAAAAAAAACATATTAAAAGGTGCTTCCTCCATACTAAACTTTGTAAGCCCGTGTAAAGAACCTTTAGAACCTTTTTTATCAACTGTACCTGATATATCATAAGAGTCACATCCAAAAGCACCTATATGATCATTGCCTGGATATTTAACTCCATTCTTTATTATTACACGATTTTGTAATCTTGCAGGTGGAATCCATGAAACTAAAAACCTACCGTTACTGTCTGGTATAAAATTAACAGTAGTATCTTTTATTCCTTTTGCCCATTGGAAATTACCTTGAGTAACCAAAGCTTTATTCCTCATATCTTCATTATAATCTATTTGCTCATATATTTTAGTTAGATTAAATAAAGATAATTTAGCTTCATCTCTGAACGCGTGTTTTTCTGTACGAGGAAACTGTCGGTAATATTCATTTAAGCTATCCTGATCATTCTTAAGGCCATCTACCTCATTTTCCCAGTGTTCTATAACACCTGTTGTTATTAAGTCCCCGTGTGGATCTTTAATTGCGTCTTTTGGTTTTTCGAATACAGGTACGCCATAAGCATCGATGAATCCCTCGTAATTCCATTCCATAGGTATGAACAAACTATATAGTCCTGAGCTAGTCTGTCCATTGCGGTTTCTTTGCGTAACGTCTGAAGCATAGTATAGTTTTTTAAAGTTTTCACCACCTTTGTCAAGAGCGTTGCTCGTTGATCCCATCATACACTTACCAACGATCTTACTACCTAATCGCATTGTGGTTTTTGTAACGCGCCAGTTGTTTAATATGTTATCTGGCTTTTCCCACTTACCACTTTCATCGTGTACTAACAGTTTTAGTTTTTCACCGTCATAACTGTTATCACCTGTATTTTTCCAGTCAATAGTTGTATCAAGTCCCTCTATTTCCTCTGATGTAATACCCTCATCTAGTTTTCTTCTAGTTAGTTTCGATGCTGGTACTCTATAAGCTAGCTCTGTTTTCGGACGATCCATACCGTCTTGTATAGGACGGAAAAAGAAAGGGTAGTTAATTGATATTGGTACTACCTTGTCGGTAAACATTTTTTTAGCATCACCTCCTGATTTTGATAGTATACCGAATCTTGAGTCTGAGCTAATTGTTGCTTGGTTAACCGTGTCTGCTGAAGCCATAAAGGAGAAACCAGAACGTCGGTTTTTGAGGTAGCACATACCATAACATCTCTGGTCTGCTTTGCAAGCTTCCCAGAAAATGTAGAATAATCTATTTGATTCCCTATAGTCTGCTGCCCCAACGTCAATTTTAGACCACTGCAAGAACATATAGTGAGAACCAGTGATGTAAGTAGCCAAGCCTCTATTATAGAACCAATATCCTTCTT